ATCATTACGGAAATGAATATCCTAATGGTGCTAAAGATATAGGTTTTAACTGGTCTTGGCTCTTGTATGAAGAAGATGATAATTTCCTTATTGAAAGTTTTAATCTCTACAAACTCTCACTCTCAGATCAGAGAAAATGGAGAACTGACTGATGCCTAAACGAATGATAGATCAGTGCATGTGGGGAGACGAACACTTCGGGTCCTTATCAGATCGGGCTAAGCTCCTATTCATTGCCTGTATAATCCATGCTGATGATGAAGGTCGTTTGAGTGGCAATCTCAACAATATAAGGGCAATCGCTTTCAGATTTGAGGATATCTCGTTAAAACAGGTAGAATCGCTATTAAGCGAGGTTGAGAGTAGTATGCGACACTTTAAGAGGTATGAAGCTGATGGCCGGAAATATATTAGTTTCCTTAAATGGTTGGAGTATCAGCACATACGTAAAGACCGCCTCACAGACTCTAAGATTCCTCCTTATGACAACCAGATGACAACCAAGCGACAACCAAAAGACGGCATAGATAAGGTTAGATTAGATAAGGTTAGTATAGATAAGAGTAGAGCGTGTTTCGATTTCGAGTCTCTATGGACTAAATACCCCAACAAAGACGGCAAGCAAGCGGCCGAGCGCTATTTCAAGTCCTCAGTAAAAACTGAAGGAGATTATGCTGATATTCAAAAGGCGATCAAAAACTATAATGATTATATAGTATCCGATAAAATAGAGTCAAAGTACATTAAAAACGGTTCTACATTCTTTAATAACTGGAAAGACTGGATAATTCCACCAAAAAGAAAGGAGGTAAAGCATGGACTCCCACCCCTCAAGCTCCTTGTTTGATTTACTCAAGGCGGAATTAGAGAACGAGATCAGAGAAGCAGAGAATTTTCTTCAATGGGTTGTCGGCAGAGTAGAATCGAGATCATTCGATAAAGACAAGTCTATTCTAAACAATCTCATCTTAATTAGAAAAGCTCAGGAGGATTATATCGATGGAATCAGAGATGAATACGCAAACAAATACTGTTGAGGAAATAGAGAACATAGCAAGAGAGAAATATGGTGGGAAGGCATACTTCTTCATTCGTGACCTACCACTTAAAGAACAGATAGACAAATGGTATAGAATGAAAGCTAAGAAGTTAAAGAAGGATTGTGAACAGGATTATTTTGATTTTATCGAACGACATTGTTTGTGCGAGTTTTAACCAAACAATCCATGAGAGGATAAGCCAATGAGTAATCACGAAGTTACAGATGCCATACCAAAAATGAACACTCCAAACACAGTTAAACCGGCATTTACTTATTTCGATCAACTGGACACAATTCTAAAGCAACGTGGAAAAGAGCCTGAGCTTCCTATAAAAAACCTTTCCGATCTCAATAAGAAACTTTGGGGTTTTAAGAAAGGTCAATTATATGTAGTCGGTGCTTACACGAGTCATGCGAAAACCAGTTTTTGCCTTCAACTCGCAAGAGATTGGGCAGAACAAGATTTCTCTGTTATGTATTTGAGTTTAGAAATACCTGTAACGAGGTGCTTAGAAAGACTTCTCTGCCAAAAATATCAAATACCGAATGTAAGCCTTTTTACTGGGCATAGAGATCAACACTTAGACAGTATCAAATCTTTTGAGAATGATTTGAAGAAATGGCGATTAGTTATAACCGACTGCATCGGGGATTCTTGGCAAGACGTGGACACTTTAGTAAGTAAATTAAACACTAAGCCTGATGTTATAATTTTAGACTACGCTCAAATGACTAAGAGAAAAGCTCGTATTCAGAAAGACGACTTTGACGAATATATTAAACACTTTCGGGAAATGGCTATAAGGTATAATTTCTGCGGAATCATAGTAAGTCAGACAGGGAGAGCTTCAAGAGAGTCAGATAATAAAGATCCACAACTTCACCATTTGTCCGGCTCATCAATTTTTGAGACACATGCGGATGTTGTCGTACTTTTAAAATGGAATTACAGAGATACTAACGATCAAAAAGACTTTAATAAATACACAGTCTATATAAGTAAAAACAACGACGGGGCGACAGGGTATTGTGAGCTTTACTTTAAACCGGAGAATTACTTATTTTTTGATCTTCAGGAAGAAGAAACTCAAAAGAGTTGGACAGAGAAGGAGGAGAACAGAGATTTCTACGCTAAGATAGGATTCAGAGTAACACAGAAAGGCACGATTGTAAGAAAAGGTGATAATCAGCAAGTGCCGAAAATGAGTAAAGAAAAGACTTGACATACAATAACATACCATGCTATACTTGAGTATAAGTTAAGGAGACGACAAATGGCAATTAAACAGAATACAAGACACATGGTTGACCTCGACGAGCAAACGCACAAAACGGTTAAGGAAATGTCAATTAAGGAAGGTTGCTGGATGACTACAATAGTTAAGAAAGCAATTATCCTTTACAAAAAAATGGTTCACGAAAAGAGAAAGGAATAACCATGCAAAGCTTTTTAGTTTTACTCAGTCTTATGCTAGTGATCGTTTTATGTATTTTACCAATGTTTAGGTGGAGTTGAAATGGGAATCTTGAATCGTAAGATGAAACCAGAAACACCACAACAATTCGCTAAACGTGAATTTAGAGAATTTAAGAAAGAACTATTTTCTAACTATAACTTAGAGAAGGCTAGAAAAGACCATGAAGAAACAGAAGAAATCTAAAATACAAAAACTCAAAGAGAAATTAGATAGACTTGTTCAGCAGAAATATGTACCGCTTAATCCTCGTTGTCTTGTATGTGGGGATCCAACTTCAGAAATGCACCATTTTATACAAAAAAGCCAATCAATGCGACTCAGATGGGATGAGAGAAATCTAGTGCCACTATGTCGGAAATGTCATTGTCAACATCATCTATCGGGTGATCCTGCTATCGTTGAAGCTATATTGAGAGTGAAGGGATTTAAGTGGTTTGATGAATTACAGGAAGATAGAAATAAGATATTCAAGGTTAACCAAGGAATACTGCAAGAAATGATAAAAAGGGAGGAACTAGACAATGAATATTGATAAAGATATTGACAGAATTTACGAAGGCATCTCAATTTGGATTCGTTCTTGTGCTCAAAACGGAATGTCCTTGAGTGACTTCTCTAAAAAATTTGATAAGTTTCGAAAAGTACGAAACACAGCCGATAATAAAAATATTAACAATGAAGCCCCATTCCCGGTAGGAACAAAATGATGCAAAGTAAAATAATAGATTCAGTCTTAACCGAGTGCGACGGATTTCCCCAGAGCGATCAATTATCCTTTGTAGAGCATACATTAAACCACATGGGGCTGCCGTTTGATAAATTCAGTATAGGTTATAAGTATACTTTGAATAAATTAGCCAAGAAAAAGGAGAGTGAATAATGATAGAGAAGAAAGCAATAATTGTAAAGCAAGATACTTCCCCTGCTGAGATGATTAAGTTGGCAGTATCAGGTGGGGCGGATTTAGAAAAGTTAGAAAAGCTTCTAACGCTTCAGGAAAGATACGAAGCTAATGAAGCTAGAAAAGCCTACCATGTATCAATGGCAGAGTTCAAAGCTAATCCACCAGAGATTGACAAAGACAAGACGGTCAAGTATAAGGAAGTTAAGTATAACCATGCCTCTCTCGCTAACGTAGTAAAGAAAATTACAGCAGAGTTAAGCAAATACGGCCTATCCGCTTCATGGAGAACTCAACAGAATGGTCAGATTATTGTTACTTGTAAGATCACTCATGTTTTAGGACATAGCGAAGAAACAAGTCTCTCTGCCCTAGCTGACACAACAGGGTCTAAAAACTCGATACAAGCTATAGGCAGCACGATCTCGTACCTAGAGAGATATACACTACTTGCTGTCTTAGGCCTTGCTACGCACGATACAGACGATGATGGCGCATCAGCCGATGCAGAACGAATCACAGAAGAACAACTGGGGATTCTTCGTGATGATCTTATCTCTCTTGGAATTGAAGGTAAAGCTCAACCATTCTTAAAGTTTATGGGAGTAGATAAAACCGAGGATATACTAAAGTCCGACTTCCCTAAAGCAAAGGCCGCTCTTGATGCCAAGAAAGCGAAGGTCAAAAAATGAAGATAATAAATTGTGTTCAAGGCAGCGAGGAATGGTTTCAAGAGAAACTTGGGAAGCCAAGCGCCTCAAACGTATCGAAAATAATCACTAACGATGGTAAGCCGAGTAAACAACGTATTGGATATCTGCACGAATTAGCAGCAGAGATTGTAACAGGGCAAAGAGAAGAAGGTTATAAAAATGCCAATATGTTAATGGGGAATGAAAGAGAGGATGAATCAAGAAAACTGTATGAATTACTGCATGACGTTGAGGTAAAGCAAGTCGGGGTTATCTATAAAGATAAGGATAAAAAGTTTCTATGTTCTCCAGATGGAATTATCAACAATGAATATGGACTTGAATTGAAGAATGTTTTACCTAAAACTCAGGTTAAATATTTGCTTAGTGGAGAGTTACCATCAGAGTATTTCGGGCAAGTGCAATCTTCGCTTTATGTGACAGACTTTAAATTTTGGGATTTTGTATCTTATAGTCCGGGATTGAAACCTTTGATCGTTCGTGTTCAACGTGATGAAAAGTATATCACAGCATTAAAAATCGAACTCGCTCTATTTTGTGATGAATTAGAAGAGATAACCAATAAAATTAGATAGGAGAAATATGGAAAATCAACTGCAAGTAATTGTCAAGGAAAGCGGTCTTGAACAATCAAAAGCAAAGTATATCTTAGATAACTTTCAGAATTATTTTGAAGTAGCAGACGAATGGGCAAAGAAAGCAAAAACACTTGTGGTTACCAACGAAACGCAAAAAGCTGAAATGCAGATGGCTCGTACCGGAAGATTATTTCTCAGAGAAAAACGAATTGCTATCGAGAAAGCTAGAAAAGGTTTAAAAGAACAAGCTCTACGAGAAGGTAAGGCTATCGATGGAATTGCTAATGTCTTAAAGGCTCTTATTATACCTATTGAAGAATATCTTGAACATCAAGAGAAATTCGTTGAAATTCAAGAAGATAAAAAGAGGGAAGCGTTACGCCTTGAAGCTGAGAA